CCTCAAGGGGCGACCTGGTATCCCGCGGAAAGAAGTTAATGAACTCCTTCTGTGAGGTAGTGTGTTAGAAGTTGGATTAGGGTCATTCCCTGAGTCTATTAGTTTAGATCAACGAAGCCATTACCAAACATAAGGTTAGTAATTAATTTACGGAAGATGGGCTGCCACGCACAAGGCGCAGCGAAACCTTTCTGGGTTTACCCGATCTGGAAACGCCGAGTCGCTTATCTAAGGCTAACATGACCAAAGATATAGGCTCGGTGCCGTAGTGCAATAGTGGTGTGACCACCCCATTTGCAAAACAGCGGAGCCTGGTTACCATAATGCGTGGTACCTCCTTGGATGGGTTTGCACCCCGTCCCTGGATAAAAGGGTTCCCTACAAATGGAAGATAATTATGTTCATTACTTAATTAAAAGCAACAAACACAATATTCTACGCATTTGTGGGATTCTTACCAACTCTAGTAGCGTGCTACCTTGGGGCTCTCTATCTTTGGGTATTCATAAGACTATTTACAGTCCCATTGAAACCTGAAAGAAAAAGAAATCTCAAGTTAGCTCCCAAATCACCGGAATTAAAACCGGCTGATATTGGAGAACTACCAAGAATGGTATTTGTCCTTAAATCTTTACTTGGATTAACTACGAAAGAGGTCTCTATACTTTTCGAGATCATAGGCCATATGACACGTCTTATCCAGAAATCTGGAGTAAAACATACCATTGCCTATTATTCGGAAGTACTGAGACTGATCTTTGAGTATCTAAGTGGGAGAGGAATGAAGAATACAAAAACCTGGGTGTCAACCTGGCGTTGCGGTCTTCCCAAAGTGATAGGAAGCAAAACTAGAGATTATCTCTATGCGGAAAAGGATAACATTATCCTTGCGCATCCATCGGTTAAAACTGCTCGAGGATTCTTAATCCTCAGAGCCGTCTTAAGTACGGTGGCGATCTTTAGATCATTGAGCCCCAAACATGTCCTTAAATTCGATAGTGTTACTGCTCCTTATACAGGAACTGGAACATTGTCGAAAAAGGAGATTTTGGCAGCTCTGAAATCGTTAGGAATTACACGACTAAAAGTCGGTAGTCCTTACTTTTTCTGGTCTAATAAATCTGGAGTTAATGCTCAGTTAGCTTTCATGTCAATTGGATTAGACTTCATTGGAATTTTAGGACATCCTAAAGTGTTCATTGGTCATATCCTATATGCCATTAGAATGAGGTATATACTATACACAATTGTGTTCGTCTTTATGACGATCTGGTGCTTACCCTTGTTCCTTCTATCCTATCCTATCCATGGGGTTTTCCCCCTTGGAAGGTTAGCTATAGTTAAGGAGTTAAGAGGTAAGGCCAGAGTAGTAGGTATCACAGACTACTGGACACAGATCTTGTTCAAACCTTTACATGATTCAATATACAAATCTCTTGGTAAATTACCTTGGGATGGTATAACGGATCAGTTAGGGCCTGTTCGAGCTCTGTTGGAGTCATTTCCATATAGTGTAGTTTCAGTAGATTTAACTGCAGCTACGGATCGTCTCCCTGTTTTATTACAGAGTGAGATCCTAGAGGCATTGAATCTTCCTGGAAAACACTGGATGGACATACTTGACAGAATTTATTTCTATCAAGATACTCCGTATAAGTATGCCGTTGGACAACCTATGGGTGCCTATAGTTCCTTCGCAATGCTAGATCTGACAAACCATGTGTTGATGCATGCTGCTGCAAACTCTATCTCTTTAAAGGTAGACGCAGGAAGGTACGCAATCTTAGGTGATGATGTAGCCATAAATGGACAAGCATTGGCGGTTCCGTATATCAAATTGCTAACTATGTTGGGAGTGGAGGTTAATCCGATTAAAGGATTTTCCGGGAATTTACTCGAATTTGCAAAACAGATCTTCACCATTGGTGGGACAAACTTGTCTCCCATTGGTGCGAAATCTTTATTGCGTTCAAGTAGAAACCCTATCTTTCTTCCGACACTAGTCACAGATATGAGTCTAAAAGACTTCTATTCAATTTTGACACCAGAACTACTAATGTTTACCAACTACCTAAGCTCTCTCTTCAATAAAGAAGGGAAAGCTGCGGTAAAATGGTTATTCTGTCTTCTAGGTCCCCAAAGTGGACTTTGGCAAAGACCGGAGGGTTATGTGCCTATGAAAAGGCATCAAATACTCTTCGAATCGATGCTGACGTACACTGGGGTTGCGGCCACTCGAATTGACGTTCAAAAATATTTTGAAAAGTTAATTTTGAGAAAAGCCTTGTTTACCTTTGGAGCTATTGTAAGCTCCGGAGAGAGTGCAATGAGAGTATTTGAATATTCCCGAAAACCATATGTATGGTCTAAGGAAAAGTTCAATAATCTCGTTTCACAAACTCCTGAAAACACAGCCACATTAGCGATGGCCTCTGGTTCAGTAATCTTATTCCCAGTACTACTATGGTATTGGCTTAGTGCTACTTTCACCGGGGTTTTCCTTTACTTAGTATCGGTGACTCTTGGAAGAGCCAAAGCCGACCCTCTATATTTAGAGGCGTTCAAACATCCGTTGCAGTATATACGAATGAAGTGGGACTTACTTATGCATTTCGATTGGAATTTCAGATCTGCGTCTAAGTTTTACGCCGAATTCAAGAGACTTTATTACATGCCGGTTGGTCGACCTCTCTTAGAGGGGTTAACCGTCCGACAAGTAAACATCCATAGAACAATTTTAATGTTCGTTGGGTGGTTGTCTCGAGTTACGATGTCAAAACCGATGCAACTGTTAAACCTTCGATTTACAAAGGTAAGACCCTGGGAACTAGAAGGAGATAGCCTTCCTGCAGTGAGAACTGCGGAAAGATGCTTATCTTCTATAGATCCTACATTCGGTAGATATTACTCAGATATCCGAAAAGACTTAAAGAAAGCCTGGATCAAGAAACAAAGAGCCGCTGAGAGAGTAAGAGGTAGACCGACGAAAGTCGGCTCCGGTATACTACCGGATTAAACTACTAACTCTCAAAGACCTTTCGTACCGATAAAGATTTCTGTTTAGGG